CTTGAACTCACGCTCTTTGGGATGTAAGGACACGATCAACCAGTCAAAGGGGATTTCACGTCGCATCACCATGTACACAATCTGCCGGATGTCAATCTCTTCACGGTTTATCATCTCTATTAATAATCGACGAGGTGTAGTTGGTTCAATCTCTTTGCCCCAATTGGAAGCGATGTTCGTCCTTGTCTGAGATATCGCTTTGTCGTCGATCATCTCCAAGAAATTAGGACAGAAGTCAAACTCGAAGTTTCGGTTGAACCGGATGTTTTCCCAGTCCTCTAAGGGGCACTTCATGCGATGACCTCCAAGGTAGTTCATAGCACGGTATTCTTGGAGCCTTGTCTTCTTCTCCTTGTCAATGAATTCGAGTTTGGGCCAAGCTTTCTCCCTCTTGATGAACGCTTCTGTGAAAGTTTTCTTAAACATTGACTGCATCCGAATCGCGTCCCGCGTCCGGACACGATCCGGTTCCCGTGCTATTTCAGCAGCTGAGGCCCCCCCGAGGTATGGATCGACAAGAGGATGACCACTTACCTTAAGAAGTCCAAATATCTCAACAACCTGTTGTGTCTTGAGTCCCTTAACCACGTTCTCAAAGTCATCAGCAATGTAGTCTTTCCGAGTACCGTAATCAAACTCTTTGGCTTTTATCTTCTCGACCATTCGTGGGTAAGGACCTTGGTCTCCAAATGTGTCATCAGTAGTAAGTGATAGATAAGCCTTGGCAAGGCTCTCTGAACTTTTGAGAATCTCATATCCTTTGTTTGAGTGTCTCAAGAGACATGACTCATGCCATCTGAAGAGTCTGAGGGTCGCCTTCGTCAGGAGGGCGTCTCCAGGGTATATGACACGGATAGCACTCATGATTTGGGCTCGTGAGTATAAGGAATCCTTGATCATCTGACCTTGTTCCCAGGTAAGGAGCCGGTTCTTGATATGTGGAGGCCCAGTAAGACAGATAATAACTTTCCCGTTAGTCACGTAAGAATCAGAACCAATCTGAAGTTTCACAGGGTTGTTCGTTAGGTTCCTACCTGATGCTGCGGCTGTTGCAGCAAGACCGATCAAATCATCCCAGTATGCCCATCTCGCGTATAACTTAGCTTCGAAGGGCATTGGTCCCATCACCTGCCCATCTAGTGCCTGGTTGAGCCCTAATTTGGTCTTTAGTCCTAGGGTGTAATTGTCGTAGATTCTTGTTGCAATTGAATCTGCACGGTAGAAGGTCGAGCTATCTTTATTCCAGTCATAGTTGAAGAATGTGGGATATTCGTCTGGATCGACCGGGGATAAGACAGGGGTCGAACCTATAGCGTTGATGACGTTCATTACTTGTCGTAACCCCCGCTGAGTAGGGTCGAGCGATCCAGAAACTATCCCAATGTATTTTGTCAAGAACTCCACACGTGGAGAGATTAAGATAGGAAAGTCAAGGTACTGTCCTAAGAAATCTCGTTTAGCTACATGGAACTCTTCATATGCTCCTTCAGACGCCATGATGAAGTCACCTGGTGTAGACCTCAAACAGTTTGGATGTTGCGCTGTGTGGTAGCTCCAATAGAAGGATTAATGTGGAAATGTATCTGTTGGTCTAAGTTTTTCTTAGTACTAACTAGAATGATCTAAACAGTTTACGGGACTACTGAGCCAACAGTACATTCGATATCCCATTTGCGACATTTGGCTTCTAAAGTCCTAACAACCGACAGACCAGATAGTCAGGAGATCTAACGCCCTTAATGAGTGGCAATGGCACAGATGAGCTGATGAGACACGCTTCAGACAGATCACTGCACATGGCAGAGTATTTATAACGACGGAGCTGGAGCATGTCTCTAGA